GTTAATCAAACAAAAGAGGAAATTAAAAGAAGAAGGACTGCTGCTTCTCAAGAATCAAAAGAATTAGGAATAGCATCTTCGTTTAATCCTTTATCCATGCAAGAAGACTACTTTTTTGCCCAAAGAGCTGACGGGCGCGGGAGCCGTGTTGAAACTTTACCTGGGGCTTGCTTGGCTTTGGATACAAAAATTCCATTATTGGATGGTAGAGAATTAACTCTTCAAGAAATTATCGATGAGTGGGAGAATGATAAAGAAAAAGTGAATTGGGTTTATTCATGTAATCCTATTACTGGTGAATTAGCACCGGGTAAAATTACATGGGCTGGTGTAACAAAAAAAAATACAAAAGTGATGAAACTTACTCTTGATAACGGGGAAGAAATAATTTGTACTCCTGATCATAAATTCCCAATAAGAGATATAGGTTTTGTTGAAGCAAAAGATTTAAAAGAAGGACAAAGTTTAATACCATTCAGAAAAAGAAATGAAAAAATCTCAAAACAATATAAAAATGAGTATGAACAAGTATTCGATGTTTCAAAAAATGAATGGGTTTTTACTCACAGAATGGTAGCAAATTTTTTCAAAGATAAAACCTTAACTTACAAAACCGAAGGTGAAAAAAATGTTATCCATCATCAAAATTTCAATAGATTTGATAATACTCCTGAAAATCTTGTTTGGATGAATAATAAAGATCATTTCAAACTACATTCAGAATTATCCAATATAAGTGAATTTTGGAAAGACAATAAAAAAACTGAATTTCTTAAACAAAGAATGAAAGAAGGATTGGCTGAAAAAAGAGCAAATCCAGAATATGAAGAAAATTACATTAAGAAACAAACAGTCAATGCAATCAAAGGTTCTAAAGCGAGACTTGAAAAACAAAGTGTCGATTCGGAATTCAAAAAGAAAGTTTATGAGAAGTCTGGGAAATCATTAAGTCAAAAAATTAGAACAGATAAAGAGTACTACAAAAAATTGAAAAACCATTTAATGGAGGTTCACCAACCTTGGAAAAATGCCGAAACTAAATTTGATAGAACCTTATTAGAGATGGTGATTACTAAAATAAAAGAAACAGAATTAACTCAAAAGAAACAAATTTTAGAAATTCTTAATGAAGATGTAGAATTTATGGATTATTTTCATAAAATAAATGAATACGGAAAATATAAAAATGATTCTAAAGGTGTTGATAAGAGAAAATTAGATAAAATTGCTGGACAACATTTGACCAAATTATTGAAACAGTTTAATTATTCAAATTGGAAAAAATTTATTTCAGATTTGGAATTTTATAATCATAAAATAGTTAAAATAGAAGTTCTTGATTATGGAATTGATGTGGGGACAATTACGGTAGATGGGAATGAAGAAATTCATAATTATCATACTTTTGCCCTTTCTTCCGGGGTTTTCACAAAAAATTCAAATTTAGGTGAAATATCGGATGTCAATTATTTCTATAAAAAACTTATAGCAGGATTAAGAATACCAAGAGCATATTTTAGTGTTGATAATCCAGCAACTTGGAATGATGGTAAAGTAGGAAGTGCATTAGCTGAACAGGCAAGATTTGGTAAGTGGTTAACAGAAATCAGAGACCAATTTTTAGATTCATTTAGAAATTTATTTTTAGAATTCTTAAAAGATGCAGGGATTACTATTACTGAAAGTGATTTGATGATGGATTGGAAAGAATCAATCAATGTCGCCGAAAATCAAGAATTGGATAAATTGATACAAAGACAATCGGCATTCACAGGTTTCCCACCTGATCAATTTGCTCCAACATATATGCAAAAGAAAATACTTGGATGGTCTGATGAAGAAGTTCAAGAGAATATTACGGAACTTAAAAAATGGACTAAACTTCAAAATGATCTTGGAGGATAATCCTCTAACCCCTTCTCTTTTTTCTCACATATTAAAATAAATCACCCCCATATAAATAAATCAAAGAAATAAAAAAATTGATTTCGGAAAATCAAAGGAGAAAATAATATGGCATGGTATGATGGTAATGATACAACTTTGGTAAGTCCAAGTGTTAATACACCTGATGCATACTCTGACTCAGCAGCTACTGGTGGGGGTGAATTTGGTTCTCCAGCATTTAATGTTGGTGGAGATGGTTCACACAATGTTGAAGATGTTGAAGTTAAACTTATGCATAGATTTAGAGTTAAATTTGGAGTTTTCAGACATGTTGGGCATCATGTAAAAACAATTACAAAACCAAATGTAACTTTTGCAGAGGTAGAAATTCCTAAATTAAACTCTAAAGCATATTTTGCAGGAAGAAAAACTCAAGATCAAGCAACTGTTGAATTGGATGATTCATTAGATGGTGCAGTTTCAAGAGCAGCTCAAACACAATTACAAAAACAAGCTAACTTTAACAATAATAACCACGCTAAATCAGCTGCAGCATATTTCTTTAATATGACGGCAGAAGAGTTAACAGGTGATGGTACTGCTTTAATGGCTTGGTATTATCATAAATGTGTTGTTATGACTTGTGATTTTGGTTCATTGGATTATTCTGATGATGCAGGAACATCTTCTGTAAGTTTAGGTATTAGATATGCTAACTTTACAACTTGGATGCCTGATTTCACTTACGGAACAGCGGTTGATGATGGAACAGATAATTCTAATGCAACTACTTCTAATGCGTATAGTCAAGGATAATTTTTCCTTTTCTTCGCATTTTTTAACTTATCCCTTTAAAAACTCCAATTATACTTACTACTTTAAACTTAAATCTTCAAAACATTATAAATAAAAGAAAATACTTAATTAGGAGAATTCTAATGAGACATGAATTAAGAAAAATGATAGATAATATCGTTGATGATAGTTTCGACGAAGCAAGAGAACACTTAAAAGTAGTGTTGGCTCAATACTTAGCAGGAAAAAGATTTGTTACTAACAAAGAAATTTTTGGTGATGGATCAGATCCAAGAGATGATTATTCTGATGAAGGTTATGTAATCAATGATTACAATGATGGATATGATGATGACTTTGATGAAGATGATTTCGAGGACGAAGTTCCAGCAAGATGTATGAGATAAGGAGGTTCGAATGAGTAATTTACTAATTGAAACACTTGAACCTAAAATTGCTAATCTTCAAGAATCAAAACAAGATGGTAAACACTGGTATCTTGAAGGAATTTTTATGCAAGCTGAAGCTAAAAATGGAAATGGGAGATTATATCCGAGACCAGTTTTAGAAGAATCGGTATCAAAAGTTCAAGAAAAAATGAAAAAAGGTTATACGGTACTTGGAGAGTTAGAACACCCAGATTCACTTTCAATCGATTTGAATAATGTTTCACATGTTATTGAAAAATTTGAATGGCAAGGAAACAATGTTATTGGTAGAGCAAAAATACTTGATACTCCAAAAGGAGAGATTGTTAAAGCATTACTTAAAGAAGGTATTAAATTAGGTGTTTCTTCAAGAGGTTCAGGTTCAACTAAACACGAAGATGGATTGGTAATTGTAGAAAACTTTAATTTAATTACTGTTGATATTGTTGCAACTCCATCAGCACCAGATGCTTTCCCTCAAAGTTTACAAGAATCAATTCAAGAGATTTACAATGATCCAAAAATTGTTCCGTTGAGTGAAGCTGTGCTACACGATGAAGCTGCACAAAAGTATTTTGAGAAAGAAATACATAACTTTTTAATTTCACTAATAAATAAAAATAAATAAAAATAAAGAAAAATATAGGGAGATGAACAAAATGATGACAGAAATTTTGAAACCGTTGTTAGAGAGTGACATCCTAACTGACGAAGTTAAGCAAAATTTAGAAAAAACAATTTCTGAATCAATTGCTGAAATCGAAAATAAAGTAAAAGAAGAAGTTGAAGCAAAAGCTAAAGAAAATTTCAATAAAGCAAAAGAGAAATTTGAAACGGCTTTCAAATCAATGGAAGAAACTTACAAAGCAAAAATTGAAGCTCTTGAAACTGAATTAAAAGAAACAAAAGAAACAGCTCAAGAGTTAGTTGCTGAATTGAATAAATTGGAAAGTAATCCATTATCTAAATTAACAGAAGAAGACATCAAAGCGGCAGAGGCTAAATTAGTTGAAGAATTAGAAGCTAAACATAAAGCTGAAATTGAAACTCTTAAAGATGAGTTTGAAACTAAATTAGAAGAAAAAGAATTAACTTTCGAACAAGAATTAGAAGAATACAAAACTAAAATCAATGAAGCGTTTGAATCTACTGATTTAGCAACTCAAGAAATTGTTGAAGGATTAGATGCTACTATTGAAGAATTACAAAACGAATTAAAATCTGAAAAAGAAGCAAAAGAATCATTAAAAGAAAAAATTGAAGAATTACAAGAAGTTGTAGATTCAATTGATTACGAATCAAGAATTGCTGAAGCAGTTGCTGAAACAGAAGCAAGAGTTAAAGCAGAGGCTGAAGAAAGAGTTGAATCAATTAAAGAACATTTAGTATCATCAACTGAAATTTTCATTGAACAAGAATTAGCAGAAATGAAAAAAGATTATGAAGAATTGATCAAAGAGAAAAAAGGTAGAGAAATTCTTGAATCACTTAAAGCAGTTGTAACTCAATTCTGGGATGTTGATGCTGAAGTTGCAGAAGAAGTTCTTAATCTTAAAAAAGAAACTGAAATGAAAGTTGAGCAATACAAAGAAATGCTTAAAAAAGAACATGCGAGATTAGAAGAATCTCAAAGAGAAATTGAGAATTTGAGAAAAAAACTTATTCTTGAATCCAAATCATCTTGCTTAACTTCTGAAAAGAAAGAAAAATTAGCTAAATTAGCTGAAAGTATTGATACAGAAGTTCTTGAGACTGAAATCGAAACTTTAATGGAATCTGTTGTTGAAACATTCAATAGTGGATTTGAAAGTAAAGTTGAAGAAGTGGTTGAAAAAGCGCCAGTGGAAAAAGAAGTTTTAGTTGAAAGCAAAACTGAAAGAAAAACAAACATTGGTTCAGGTGATTTACCAGAAAAGAAACAATCATCTGCTGAAGATTTAGCAGATTTGTTAGCAATGGCAGGAATTAAGTAAGAAAAATAGGTAAAAATAAGGTTTAAACCCTTATTTTTTTGAAAAAGTTATATAAATAAAAATGAAATAAAAACAAAGAAAAACAATATCTTATAAGGAGAAATTCAAATGGCAAATTTAAGACCAAAAATGTTAGTAGAATCACTTTTAGAAGGTGTAGCAGAAGAAAAAAAAGATTCAATGAGAATCATTTTAGAAAACCAAGCAAAATATGCTGAAACTTTAAACGAAGCAACTTTTAGTGGAGCTATCAAAACTGTTCCGAAATTGATTATGCCTTTAGCAAGAAGAGTAATGACAAATGTTATTGCTGATCAATTAGTAGGTGTTCAACCACTTAAAGAAAGAACTGGTATTTGTATGGCATTAAAATATGTTTATGTATCAGATGTAAGTATTGACTTAAAAACTGAAGCAGCGGCTCAAGCTGAAGCAAACAGATATAACTCATTAGTATCAAATGATCCAGATGCACCAAAAGCAACTGTTGATGGAAGTGTTGTAACTTACCCAGCTGGAGCAGAAATTTCTTATGTATCAGGTGTTGCTCAATATGCTGAAAAATTAGCAACAGAAGATGGTGAAAAAATGACATTGAACAAAAACGTTCATCCTGATTATAGAGAATTCAGAGAAACAACTCCAAAATTCGTTCAACAAACTGTAACTGCTAAAACAAGAAAACTTGCAGCACAATGGTCATTAGAAGCAGCTCAAGATGCACAAGCTTCATTAGGTATCAACATTGAAAAAGAAATGATTACTGCTTTAGCACAAACAATTGCTAATGATATTGATAGAGAAATCTTAACTGTAATCGAAGATAAAGTTGGATATACAACTAACTATGATTATGCAAATGTTTCTGGAACAAACTCTATGGCAGAAAAATATCAAGCACTTTATAGTAAAATCCTTGAAGTATCTAACCAAATCGCTGTTAGAACAAGAAGAGGAGCAGCAAACTGGATGGTAGTAAATCCTAACATCTTAACTGTATTACAAACTTTAAAATCATTCAACTTTGCACCAAGCGCAACTAACTATGTTGATCCAACAAATGTAGGTTTAGCTGGAACAATTGAAGGAAGATTTAAAGTATTTACTGATATTATCAGAACAAGTGATGATGTATTGTTAGGATATAAAGGAAATGCCGAAACAGATTCTGGGATAGTGTATCTACCATATGTTCCGTTAGAAGTTTCACCAACAATTCTTGATGGTAACAGTTTTATGCCGAGAGTAATGTTAAGCACAAGGTATGCGATTGCTGATAATATCCTTGGAGCAGATGCTTACTACGGAAAAGTAAAAGTAAATTTAGGTTAATTTAACCTTTAAGAGAGAATTCATCTCTCTACTTCTCTCTTTCTTTTACATTCAACTTCAAAAAATATCTTAAACAAATCATTGATTAAAATTCAAAAATATGTTATAATAACTTAAAAAAGGAAATCTATGCCTTCTAACATCAAAGAGGAGATTGACAAATATAAAAATAAAAAAAGAATATATTACAAGCAGTTTAGTGATGAATTGAAAAATTATTTAGAAATTAAATTTCCAAATCTTCCAATAGAAGAACAATTCTATCTCGAAATTCATAATTATGACAAACCACCAAAATGTCAATTAGAAGGGTGTGAAAAGAAAGCAGCATTCAATAAGAAAAAGAAAGAATATAGTAAAGGCTGTTCATCTCATCATTCATCTCGTATCACATTACAAGAAAAGTACGGTGTTGATAATCCATCGGAACTTGAAGCAACTAACAAAAAAAGGGGTGAAACTCTACAAGAAAAATATGGTGGAATAGGTTTTGCCTCAAACAAAATCAAAAATAAAGCAGATAAAACTATTGAGAGTATTTATGGTGTTGAAAATGTTTCACAATCCAAAGAGATTAAAGAAAAAGTAAAAAACACCTTTATCAAAAAATATGGTGGGGTTGGTGCAGCTTCAAAAGAAATTAGAAAAAAAATGGAAGAAAGTACTCAAAATAATTATGGAGTTGATAATCCTTTTAAATCTGAAATTGTGAAACAGCGTATAAAAGAAACAAATAAAGAAAAATATGGTTGTGAATTAGCAATCCAATCTGATGAAGTTAAACAAAAAGCTAAATTCAATTTTCTTAAAAAGTCATTTGAAAAGATTAAAAGTAAATTAGTTGATGTTGTAGTACCTTTGTTTGAGTTGAACGATTACTCAGGAGTTTCAGAAAAATATAAATGGAAATGTGTTAAGTGTGGAAATGTTTTTGAAGACCATTTAGATAATGGTAGGATACCGAGATGTTTGAGGTGTTACCCGATTATTAAACCCAATTCAAATATGGAAAATGAGTTATTTGAAAAAATTAAGATACCAGATAAAATCAAAAATGACAGAACCATCTTAAATGGAAAAGAAATTGATATTGTTATCCCTTCTAAAAAGATTGCTATTGAATTTGATGGGTTGTATTGGCATTCAGAACTTAATGGAAAAGATAGAAATTATCATTTAAACAAAACCATAGAATGTGAGAAAAAAGGTTATCAGCTAATTCATATATTTGAAGATGAATGGTTTAATCATGAAGAAATAGTATTGTCTGTTATCCACTCGAAGTTAAATATTTTTAACGAAATAATTTATGCAAGGAAAACAAAAGTAAGAGAACTTGCAACAAAAGAGAAAGATGAATTTCTTGAGAAGAATCATCTTCAAGGAAAAGATAACTCAAATGTTAAGCTTGGATTATTTTATAAAGATGAGTTAGTATCAGTGATGACTTTTGGGAAACCAAGATTTAACAAAAACTATCAATATGAAATGCACCGATTTTGTTCTAAACTCAGCACAAAAATTATAGGAGGGGCATCAAAATTATTTAAGTTTTTTGTTAGAAATTATAATCCGAAGTCGGTGATTACTTATGCAGACAGAAGATACTCAAATGGTGAATTCTATAAGAAAATTGGATTTGGGTTGAAATCAATATCAAAACCTAATTTCTTTGTTATGAAGGATTACACTAAAAGAGAGCATAGATTAAAATATCAAAAATATAAACAATGTAAAATTTTAGATGTGTATGATGATAATTTAACTGCATGGCAAAATCTACAACTTAATGGGTATGATAGAATATGGGATTGTGGAAATTATGTATTTGAGTGGGTTAAAGGGAGAAATAAAAATAATGAAGCAAATGAATGAAAAAGAAATTATAGAGTACTTGAATAATAAAAAACAAGTATTCAATACAAATCCTAATAGGTTTAAAAAAGAAGCAAAAGAATTTTTAGATGAATTTTCAAAAAAAATAAATCTTGATTTAGAAAAATATGATTACAAAATACTATTTTATCTTTGGAAAGAAAATTTGAAAGAAATTCCTAAATGTCAATACAAAGGTTGTGATAATGAAGCACGTTTTTTAAATCTTAAAGAAGGATTTTCAAAAGGGTGTTGTCACGAACATGCTAAAAAAGTAACATTCCTTGAAAAATACGGTTCTGAAAACGCTTTTGCCTCCAAAGAAATTCAAAAAAAGGTTTCAAAAACATTTAAAGAAAAATATGGTGTATCACATCTTATAGGTTCACCACATTTCAAAGAAAAAATGAAAGAAAAGTATGGTGTAGAAAAAGCAATGGATTCAGAGGAGCTAAAAGAAAAATCCAAACAAAAAATGAAAGAAAAGTATGGTGGAGTTGGTGCAGCTTCAAAAGAAATTAGAAAGAAAATGGAAGAAACTACTCAAAAACGATATGGTGTGAAAAATGTATTGGTTCAGTATTCAAATTCTCATATTGACAACATTGATGATTGGAATGATAAACAATTCATAGAAGAAAATTTTGTTATAGATAGTGTACCAAAAATCCAGGAAATGATAGAATATTTTAATTGCTCTAATTTGGGGGGAAATCTTTACAAACATTTAAGGAAATTGGGTATAGAATTGAAAGTTGAACAATCATCATCTTATGCTGAAAAAGAAATTTCTAATTTCATTAAAGAATTAGGTTTTGAAGTGAAAGAAAATTTTAAACCTGGATGGTTGAACGGAAAAGAACTCGATATTGTTATTCCTTCTAAAAAGATTGCTATTGAATTCAATGGTCTTTACTGGCATTCGGAATTGAATGATAAGGGTAAAAATTATCATTTAAACAAAACAAGAGAGTGTGAAAAAAATGGTTATCAACTAATTCACATCTTTGAAGACGAATGGTTGTTTAAGAAAGAAATAGTGAAATCGGTTCTCAAATCCAAATTAGGTATTTTCGATAGAAGAATTTATGCAAGAAAAACAAAAATTAGAGAAATCGATTATCAAACAACTTCCGATTTTCTTGAAGAGAATCATTTACAAGGGAAAGATAACTCTAAAATAAGATTAGGGTTGTATCATAATGATGAATTGGTATCAGTGATGACATTTGGCAGACCAAGATTTAATAATAACTATCAGTATGAGATGCATCGTTTTTGCTCCAAAATTGGTTATCAGATAATAGGTGGGGCATCAAAGTTATTCAGATATTTCACTAAAATTTATAATCCAAATTCAGTAGTCACTTATGCTGATAGAAGATACTCAAAAGGGGAAACTTATCCCAAATTAGGATTTACTTTGAAATCAATATCAAAACCTAATTTCTTTGTTATGAAGGATTACACTAAAAGAGAACATCGAATGGGTTATCAAAAACACAAACAAAAAAATATTTTGAAGAAATTTGATCCGGAACTTACTGCATGGCAAAATCTACAACTTAATGGGTATGATAGAATATGGGATTGTGGAAATTATGTATTTGAGTGGAGAAAAGAAGATTAAAGACCTAATGTTTTTTCGGTCCAAATCTCAAAAATGTATCCATTTTTTCTTGCCCATTCTTCTGCCGCTTTCCATTTATCTTGATTTTTCTGATAAGTTAAAATTTCATTATTGTATCGTTTAATAGCTTTTTGAGTTTTTCTTTTTGGTTCTTTAGGTGGTAAAGTTTGTTCATAAGGTTTAATTTCAATAATGTATCTTCTTATATTTCCATCTTTATCTTCTACTTCAAAATCTACATCAATAAAATATCTGTGCATTTTACCATCTACTTGAAATCTGTAAGGTATAACAATGCTTTCACTACCCCATCTTTTAATTGCTGGATGAGTGTCGAGAAAATAAAAAACTCTTCTTTCCCACCCACTACGATAAACAATAGGCATACTCCCCTTGTATTTTTCTGGATAAAGTGGTTCATAGGTTCCTTGCTGCCATTTACTTTTTGCCAAAGAAACTCCTTTTTCTTATTATTTAGTTGTAATCGTTCAATTCATAAATAAAGATATAAGAAATTAAGGAGTTTTAATGGCTGTTAAAACATTTGAAAGAGAAGTTAAAAAGTTAACCTCTGAATTTACAAATTTAATCGAGAATTATAATTTTAAACAATATGATTTTTATTCTATTAGGGAGACTTTGATAGATTACATCAAGAAAACATATCCCAATTATGACGATTATTTCAGATCTGATTACATTATGATGCTTATAGAATTATTTGCATTCTATGGTGAAATGATGGCATATCGTATGGATATGAATATGAATGAGGTTTATCTTTCAACTGCTAAAGATAGAAGAAGTATTATTAAAATTGCTGATATGCTTGGATACAAATACTCGAGAATAATTCCATCATCTGCTATCTTGAAATTTGATATGACAGATAATGAAAAGGGGAATTTCTTTCTTAATAAAAAAAGAATTCAAACAAGTTCTCTTGATGTGCTTGAAAGTAGATTTGACATTGAATTTGAATTAGCTCCTAGTAAACCGGGAAGTTATTATGATTACAAAATGGATTTTATTCTAAAAAATCTTGATGGACAACAATTTATGGATACCCTTAATAATATTTTTGATAGATTATCTAATTTTGATGATAACGAAGGGATTAAAACAAGAGTAATTCTTGAAGATGGATTTGAACAATATGAAAGGTCAATTTTTATTGATAAAATTCAAACTAAATTTGAAGCTAATTTTAATATTATGGTTGATTATATGGGGGACTCGAGAACCTTTGAAATTCAAAACATAAAATTTGATAAAGATAGGTATTTGCTTGAAGAAGATATTTCAGCAGCGATAACTTATGATGAAGAAAAATTATATGACCCTGTTTTAGAAGTTGGATTTGAATTTGTGATTAGGTATGATAAAGGGAATAACATTTTGGATAAAAATGTTTACATGTACACTATTGCTGTTCAAGGAGCATCTTTTTCATTCCCATTAACTATTACAACACCAACACCTAATTTTTCACAGATTCTTTATGAAAATAATATTTTCCAAAACCAAACTAAAATCAAACAATATGATGGTGATGGGAATGTTGTGAGAGAATATAATGAAGTAGATGACCTTTCTAATACTGAATTAAAATATGCTTATGAAGTGAATAATACAGAAAATGGTCATATTGAAATTATTGGTGGTGATGGTAAAAATGTTGAAGCTATGTTACCAGCTACACAGACGTTATTTTATTATAGAAAAAATCCATACAATAGAGATGAAGTGCTTAATGTAGTGAATGCTGATTTGGCAAGTGTTAATCTTCCTGTTCATTATTATGATAGTAATACAGAATCTGATAGAAGTAATACTTTTGCTTTGGTTCCAACTGAAAAATTCAATGCAACTGGTGGTCAAGCGGAGGAATCAAATGAACAAATCAAGTACATGGCTAAAAAAATCAGAAGTGTACAAGATAGGTTTGTTACGGCAAAAGACTATGAAACTGCTGGGATGTTATCACCGAAAGTTAAACATGCTAATGTTATTTTAAGAACTTATATTGGTAAAAATAGTCCGAGACTTTCAAATAATTTTATTGATGTTTTTATGGATTCTAAGAAA